ACTTTCATTTACAAGAATAGTTACATCCTTTGTCAATGAAGATTTTACCTCGTATCCAGCTCGCTTTAGTGCTTCCGTGGCTTCTGCTTTTGTCTTATAAGACTTTAGTTTGCCAGAGATACAGACTGTACCTCGCTTTTCTGCAACAAGAGTTGCTTTCTTTTCGAACTGAAAACTAAAAGGTAAAGCTCCGTCATAAAAACAATAGAACTCTTTATGTAACCAATTCATAAGGCTTTCAGTAGCTTTTGGACCTAGACCGGCCTCCGCACAACTGTCTGTACATATTTCACTAATGTTCGATATAACTGTAGACAGTTTCTCCGAAGCGGTACGTCCTATAAGCGGTATACTAAAAGCTGGTAACAAAAGATTCAAAGGAGCTTGCTTAGACTTCTGAATCTCAGAGTAGAGCTTTTCTGCAAGTTTTTCTGATGAAAGAGCTGCCGCAATATCTTCCTGCGAAAGAAGATAAATCTCATCTATGTCAGTAAGACCTAATTTAGATATTGCGGCGGGACCAAGACCCTTGATTTTAAGAGTCTTGGCAAAGTGCTCTACTTTTTTGCTGCTTTGTGCGGGACACGCACTGCTACGGCAATACAGTAGATGGTTTGACCACTCAAGGACAGAGTTGCAACTGGGGCAATGTGTCGGTGCTTGAATAGCGTTCATAAATCTTTCCCTAAACTTGAAAATATATTATACGAGATTAAAGTAAAAATGTCAAGATGTATTTTTTCGAAGGTCAGCATTCAATCCACGCGTCGAACAACGCGAGGTATAATATCCCCGCTGCGAATGATCTCGACTTTACAACCAATTTCTAATCCCAGGCCTTCTATGTACTCGATGTTATGCAGAGTGGCTTTCTGTACTGTAGCATCGTCAATATTGACTGGCTCTAGTACTGCTACTGGAGATACTACTCCAGACTTACCTACCTGCCATACAACATCAAGTAACGTAGTTATTTTTCCAAGTTTTTGTACTTTATACGCAAAAGCGCCTCGTGGATGATGGCTAGTATAGCCAAGCCCCACAAACTCCCTATTGCTGTAAGTCCTATATACATATCCATCTGTTGGGTACTCCTCATAGTCAAAGTCAAGTACAGTATGGAAGCCTTGACTTTCCAGAAACGTCATAGTTTCGCTGTAAGAATCAAATGAATTTTGCTGCATATCATAGGCGACAAAAGTCAGAGGACGAGTTAAAAATTCCTCTATGCTTTTGAGGTTCAGAGACCCCGCTGCGACGTTACGGGCATTTTCAACACTGGAAGGGCACACTACTTCACCAGTAATTTGTACTATTCCATTTGTTTCTATACTTTGAGGAACTAAGAGTTTTAGTTTCTCTGAAGCATCTCTGCCAATCTTGCCGTCACCACGAGTAAGTCCTAGCGCGAATTTACCGTCCACATAAAGTAGTGAGACTGCCGCTCCGTCTAGCTTTGGGCTTATAACACAATCTTCTATGTTTAGTGGCGCCTTCTCTAAGTCAAAACACTTTTGCAGTGAGTACATTGGATAAAAATGTTCAATACCATCTGTAATAGTATATCCCACTTTTTCTAGGCCGTAACGATGCTCCAACGCATCATACTCTGCATCAGATATTATAGGATTGCCTTCGTAGTAGCACTTAGATGCGTACTCAAGAAATCGTTGCATAAATCTTCTCCAACTCAAGAAAAGATATTATACGGGAAGATAGAGGAAAAGTCAAGAACTATTTTTAGGAAAGGTATAAGTTATCCAGTTGTTCTTTGAATTGCTCTTCTAATATTTCTTTGGACTCCGCAAGAGATAGTATTTCTACTAACCCTGCGAATAGTTCCCTGGAGTTATTGAAGTCTAGTTGCATTGCTACTCCTTCCGGTGTAGCTTTCCATTCTTCGTTAAAATCCATATAGTACTTTCTAAGATGTAGATACTCTACCCCACGAAAAGAACTAACAGTCAATCTAATTTGAAGCTGTTTTTCCTCGTCATAGTGTATGACTCTTTCATACATTTCTGGAGCCTGGTATAGTTCCATGATTAATCTCCGTTGCGAAGAATAGATGATAAAGGAACTACACTGGTCACATTTGCAGGCTTCAACAGTCTATAGGAGTCTGTATCCCAGCAGAATGTAAGAAGAGTATGCTCATTCTCCTTAGCTCGGTTTTTCTTATTCTCGATGTATTTCGTACTAAAGTCTAGCGTACATACATTATATTTTAACTTATTTGATTTTTCGCTTCTATACGTAATTATAGCATCGCCATATTCACGAATTAGATTTGCTAATTCTTCTTTTTTCATTATTACTCCTTTGATATAAGGTTAGCAAAATCTTTTGCGGTTCAAATTCAAATTCGTAATTCTGAATACGGAAAAACCTCCAGGCTTTTTCAGCGTGGAGGTTAGTGGGGGCTAGCTGGGGAGCTATATATCGAGATCATGCGCCCCCGACATGACCCCGCCACTTCTTGTTTAAAACTAAGGATATAAGTGGTAACTCTCCTTAGAGTAGGACAGATTACGCCGCCCCGTTGATAGCAGACAATACTGTAGTAAAGTATTGAGCAGCCTTGCCAGTCAACTTGCTAACGATTTCTTCGTCAACTTCTTGACCAGCATCAGTGATGGCAGCTACGAGTGCAGCTTGCGCATCTGCTTTAGATACTCGCCCACCTCCGCCAGATGATGCTTTGCTACCGCCACCGCTAGAAGCGGCGGGAGTTTTCTTAACATACACCCCGGCTTTCGTAAGAATCATACGAACACCGTTAGGGGATTCTTCGAGCTCTTCAGCGATTTCCTTGACGATCTCCATTGAGTTCTCTGGAGTAGGCTCGGCTTCTTCATACATTGCCACTGCCTGTGCTTTCTTATCGTCGTCCCATGCCATTTTACGTTTCCTCTTGATTTGTGTAGGTTTAGCGCCCGGACAGTTGCCCGTAGCTGCTAGTTGTTGCATATAAAATCTGTCTGACAATTTTTGTCTTCCTCAATTTGAAATGATATTATACTAAGAAATACCACTATAAGTCAAGAAATATTTTTAGATACGTGATAGATCAACCCCATATTTCTCAAGGTGAGTGAGCTTCGCTAAATCATAAGCAAGCGAGAAAGCGCTGTAACCACCCATACTAACGCGAGCCCACATATCCTTGTCATCGTCTATGTCCTGGACTACCCAGATTGCGTAACATTTGCTAGAGTACTTCTTCTCATAGTTTACATCTTGAAAGCCCGCTTTCTCTGCCTGATAGTCTACAGAGATTTCACGCTCAATAATCGCAGTCGTATGATGCTTTGCAGACCAAACTATTTCTCCTTCTGCGAAGGATTCTGAGACGCATTCGTCTGGGATGTAGTCGTACTCTGCTTTTTCCTCTGCTCCGCTAGGTCGAGTAGGTACTCCAACTCGGTCAAGTATTCCGCGAACAAATCCCGGCGAGCGATAGAGTCCTTTGGCAATTTCCGCGACCGACGAGCCTCTGAGGTATTCGGTAACTGCTTCAGCAATTTCTGAGTTTGTTGCCGCTTTTCCTCTATTCTGCGATTTACGTAGCTGGATATAGTCTTTCTGATCGTTGTAATCATCAATTATCTTCTGTAGACGAGTCGTGTTGTATGCGATGTTTAAAAGCTCGCACGCTTCTTTTTTCGAAATAGGCTTCTGGTCCGCAGGCGGATTTAAGAGAGTAATAACTTTCTGTATGTTCTCCGAAGTCAGGTTTTCGTAGTCTTTCTTTTTCACTCGCTTCAAGTAACTCGTCCTCTAGTTTGAATAACAAACAACAAATTGCATGAGCCAAATGTGACATATCTGTTTCTTCATCATTGGGCTCCCCACTCATATGCGCGAGCAGATGACGCATTGCAGCACTTGTATACCGCTGCTGCAAATTGTCTAGCTTGCGCCAGTTATCTGGAGAATATTTCTTTGCTCCATACGTTAAAACTTTTCCTACTTCTAGCAATGCCAGGGGTGGTACTAAATACATCTCTGGCTTTTCGCCGTCGTACTTAATGCCCGTCATTTCGCTGTAATCCTATGCTCACGATCTGCCAATTCCTCGTCCCACCATTCAGGGGGATTTCGGAACTTCCACTCAGCAAAAGTACCCTTATCAAGATGATAGTAGTCACGATAGCTCTGAATAGGATTTTCGTAGTCCTTGAGAATGTCCGGCATCGCAAGCCCGAAAGTTGTAAAGCCGGTACGTCCCATGTTAATAGGTTCTGGTAAGGAGTTAATGACTTGGACTGCTTTGTGTTCCTTGCCATACCTGTATCTGTATTCTTCTCCGAGAGCATTACCATAACAATGAGTCCACTCGTAATTATCGAGAGACGACCGTGCCCAGATAGTACAAGGGTGATTATACATCATAGGCAAATAAGGGGTTACATTACGTTCTTCAGGTTTTAGTGCCTTCTCTGGCTTTTTCAATTCATTCAACTTTGCTGTCTCTTCTTTATTTAGAGCGCGAGGAATGAAGCCCAGATACTTGTCTATCCAGATTGCAGTACATAGTATTTGGGCTACTTCGAGAGGCATTTTGACAATGTGCTTATCTACATGAGCTTCCGCACATTTGTCTAGGTTTTCGTCCAGATAAAAAAGATTCATACAGCTCTCCAATTACTTACATATATTATGAAGGTAAATGAAGAATTTGTCAAGATACTTTTTCTAGTCTTGCCATTAATCTTTCTGCTCGGTTCTTAACCTGGTTGTACCACAAGGAATCTCTTCCTTCTTTTGCTGCTTTCTTCCAGTTTTTATCTTCAAGAGCAGTCTTAAAATTTACAAATTGAGAGAGGCGAGGACGTCCCATATTAAACATCATGTTTACTAGAATTTCCTTCACTTCTCCAGGCCAAGAGTGAAAGCACGAAGATCCATACAGAACTTCACACTCCCATATAGCAGTTTCTAAATCTTGTTCGAAAGCAGACCATACTCTTTCTTCTGGCACAGCGGTGCCCACAGGAATATTCCATTCAGGATCGTCCTTTGTTACTAAGTGACCTACTCCGAAAGTTTTATAGCCTAAGTGATCTTCATAAACTTCATACTTTACGCCTTCGTCAATTTTTAGTTGCTCGAATACTTCTTTACGATTAAGTTTG